ATTAGATATGTGAGAGGTCAAAAATCTATATTTGTAGACGAGCAAAATGATGACGTTGTAGCTAAAACTCCTATTACATTTAATAATGGATATCACATTGTTGAACACACTAATCCTAACTTAAAAAAGTTTTTAGATATGTGTAATGCTAATAGAGATAATCCTAATAGATTAAAAAGTTCTGTACCTTCTTTTTGTTTAGAAAATTCTGAAAAGAAAGCTAAAGAAAACTTACAGAAAAGTAGAGATATGTTAAACGCTGTAACAACTGCTTTAACTATTTCTGTTGACAAATTAGTAGGATATGCTAAAGTATTAGGAGTCAATGTTAACAAATCTACAGATGAGATTCGTTATGACATGAAGATATTAGCTGAAAAAGACCCTGCTGGTTTTATAGCTGGATTAGACAGTCCTTTAACAGACATGAAAAGTCTAATATTAAAAGCAAAAGAATACAAAGTTTTTGTATTTGAAACTAATAGAATTATGTGGGATGTTGGTGGTAAAAGAACATTGGTTACAAATGTCCCTATGGGTATAAAACCTCTAGACCATTTAGCTGAATTATGTCTAACTGTCGATGGTGAACCTATCGTAGCACAGATGAAAGCTCAGCTAGCTAGATACAACTAAAATACTATATATATTTATTAAGGAGAGGTGTCGTTGATATCTCTCTTTTTTTTTGCTATATTTGCTATGAAATTTATTATTAAAAATGACAATAGACGAGTTATATAGATTTGTTCAATTTCTAGCAAACAAAGACCAGAGAGGTTTTATAAAGCCATCTGAGTTTAACTTAGCTGCAACAAGGGCTCAGTTAGATATTATAGAAGAGAAGTTTAAGTCGGAGAATACACATAAGAATCTGGATGATTTAGCACCTGTAGTAGAAAAAGCAACTATTACATACAACTCTGCTAATAATGGTGCTTTTAGTTTTCCTACTAGATTTTTGCATTTTATTTCTATGACTTTTAATGGTAGTACTGTAGAGTTATTAGGTCATGAAAAATTACAAAATAGATTAAGTAGTGAGTTAGTTGCTCCTACAGCAGCGTATCCAGTAGCTGTCATGATTGATGATGGCTTTGAAATATTTGCTAGTTCAACTGAAGCTACTTCTGGAACTTGTATTATTACATATATAAAAGAACCTTTAGCTCCTACATGGACATCTACTGTAGTTAATGGAGTAGCTGTATACAACGCTTCAGCTTCAGACGCTCAAGAGTTAACCTTACCTACAAGCACTCATAAAGATATACTTCATAAAATATTGGAGTATGTAGGAGTTAGTTTGAGAGAAGCTGATATAACTTCGTTTGGCTCAAGCTTTGATGAATCTTCTAAAGAATAATTAAATGGCAACAACAAGAACAAAATTAGCTGAGCAGATAGTAAGAATACTAGACGGTGGTAATGTTTCGGATGACTCTAGAATATCTAAAAGAGAGGTTATGGCCTTGATTGACCAGGAAAGAGACACTCTGATAAGACAGTTAATAGAAGATAGATTTTACACTAAAAGCACAACAACTAATAAAGCTGAGTTAGAAATTACAGGTGATTTTATTACATTAGATACTGGATTATCTGTTTCTAGTAATAAAGTAGAACTTCCTAGTCAACCAATAACTTTACCAAATGATATGGGTATAGTTAGAGTTTTTTCTAGTTCATATGAATATATTAGAATGCCTTACGGTGGAGGAAGTTCTTCTGCAAACACTAATCCTTTATATAACAATACAGTAACTAGCTCTGGTAAAAAGTTTTGGTATATTCAAGGAAATGAGTTATACTTATATCAAGATGCTACCGCTACAGTGAGTGTAGCTTACATAGCTGTGTCTAGTACTTTAGCTGATACAGCTACATATCCTATACCAGCTGACATGGAATCTATAATAGTAAAGAATCTAGTTGAAACAATTAACTTGTTGAAGGCAGCAGAAGAAGATTTTAAAAATAACAACTTAGGATAATATGGCACAATTCGTAACTTTAGAAGAGGTAGTAAATGAATTACTAATAGATGAAGGTAAAAACACTCAAGCAGAGTTTTTAAGATATTATAACATAGGATTGAGAGGTTTAAAAGAATTAAACTTTGATGTGGTTAGAATGATAAAAGCTGTTGAACTATCTGTAAGTGAGTCTACGAATACTATAACATTACCTAGTGATTATGTTAAGTTTATTAATATAGCTGTACTAGGGTCTGATGGTGACTTACACTACTTAGGCAGAAGAGAAAAACTAAACTTAGTTGATGGTGCTACTCCTCCAAGTCCAGAGTCTGATAGTAACTTCTTTGACAATGTAGACGAGGGTGTATATGGTAGATATGGTTTTGGTGGAGGTAACAATGCCAATGGGTATTATAGAGAAAATTTAGATGACAACACAATAGAGTTTTCTTCTATTACAGGTCAGCTAGAAAAAATTATTTTAGAGTATATATCAGATGGCTCTCAAGGTGTAACTGGAGATAATATAAAAGTACACACTTTTGCTCAAGAAGCACTAGCTTCATTTATATACTGGAAGTCAATACAAAGAAAAAGAGGTATAAATGCAAACGAAAAGCAGTTTGCTAGAAAAGAATTTTACAATCAAAAAAGATTAGCTAGAGCTAGAATGAATACATTTAATAAGTACGAGGCCTTACAAACTACTAGAAAAGCGTTTAAACAAGCTCCTAAACTATAATTGAATGGCAAATATAAGTGAGAAGAAAAACTTTATAGGTGGCCTAGACCAAGATAAAGATGAGAGATTTTTAAAAGATGGCGATTATAGAAATGCTTTAAATTTTAGAAATCAATCTTCTGAGACTAATAGTGCTGGTATGCTTCAAAATATACCAGGTACTACTGAAAAATCTTATACTTATCCTACTGGTAAACCAGTAATAAGTCATGGTATAAATTCTTTTTCTAGCGGTACATTAACAACCGACCCAAATGTTGGTGTAGAAGTGGGACATAAAGATGTCATAGACTCTCATAATAAAAGTCATGGAGAAACTGTTCCTAAAACTGTAGTTTATTTTTTACCATCATCTATTTCTTCTTTAAGTGGGGGCTCCTCTCCTATTAAGTTTTTTGCTTCTAAGGTAACTAATGATATTAGGGGTGGCGTTCCAAAAATTGCTCCATTAACAGCTGATTCGGGTTCAAAAATATTACCAGTTCAAAACAGTATAGACGGTTTTAAAAATCAACTAGAAAATTTTGTAAGCCTTAATAAAACATCTTTATCTGATGATGGTATAAATGTAATATACTCTGAAAAAGGTATAAAAATTAGTGGAGTTGATTTACCATGTTTAATATTTACATCTACTACAGACTCTGATATATTTAAAATTGACGTTGTGGGAACTGATGTTGATAATGGTAATTTAAAAAAAGGATTTAATTTTTTTGTAGAAGAATTTAAAACAAAATAATAATGTCAGGTAACGCAAAAATATTTGAAACTAGTCCAAGAGATTACATTTGTATAGGCTCATATGAAGACACTCATAGTGATAAAATGTATTATTTTGTGTACGGAACGGCAAATGACCACCACATACTAGAATACGATTTGCAGAGTGATACCATATCAACTGTTTTTAAAGACTGTGGTGATGTAAAGAAAAATGTTTTTAGATGGCAGTCAAGATTTTTAATAACTGAAATCAATAAAGTTGGAGATGTATTATATTTTACTTCAGATAGATACGGTGAGCCTCAAGAGATAAATGTAGAAAAGTCTAAAAGGTCTATAGCTCAATTAGAAAGTGGGGGATTCTCTGCTGTGAGCTCACAAATTTTAAATGAAAATCCAGACAAGTATTATCCATACTTTCTGTATATTAGTGCGGCTTTTCTTGCTCCTGCTAACAATTATCCTGGCTTAACAACTAGAGAGTTAAAAAGACAATATGTTTCTGTTAAGAAAAAACCTCCTTACAGAAAGCCTAAGTTTTCATTTGACACAAACGCTAATATTAATAAAAATAATCTGTATGGTAAATCTTTTCAGTTTAGATATAGGTATCATATGTATGATAAACAGGTTACAGAGTGGAGTGCCATAAGTGATGCCAGTCATTCAAGTGTAATGTCTTTTAACATTCCTAATTTAGGAGATGGAAATCAAAATCAAGATAATGTTATAAAAATATCTTTAGCTAATGGAAATCATCAAGTAGAGTTTATAGAGGTTTGTGCTAGAACTTGTAAGGACTTTGATGTGGACAAGCAAGGTAATAGAGGTAACTTTTATATAATAGGCAAAATAAAAAGTAGTTACGAAAAATATTTATCAGCTGAAGAAACAGTGTTTGAGTTTTCTAATGATAAAATATATCCTTTTGCTGATAAAAATGAAATAGCTAAATTATACGATAATGTGCCTAAGAAGGCTAGAACCCAGACACTGCTTGGAGACAATAGAATAGCGTACGGAAACTATTTAGAAGGATTTGATGTAGAATCTATAGATGTGACATTAACTCCTAAATATGGAGAAACATCAATACTTGATAATGAAAGTAAACTTATATTTCCTTCTTGGACAGTAGCTGAAAATGGTAGAACTGCTGTGTCGGTTTCTAATTTATTAGCTTCTTCAGTAATATATAATAATGCAACAAACTCGCCTTTAGCTGGAGGTAGTTCTGGAACTAATATAGAAAGTCAAAAAGGAAATGCTTACGCTGGAGCCGATTCTTTTGGTAGTGCTCACACAGTTACTTTAAAAAATTCATCTATCAGCACTTTAGAAGGTTTGTCTGTAGGAGAGTCTTTTACGTGGAATTTATCTAGTTTGCCTTTTAGAGAAACAAGCACTACTAACGGTCCTACTAGCTTTAGTGACCCTGGTGGTGGTTCTATGGGTGGACATGAAGGTATTGTTATAGGTCCTGTAGGTAATAATTTTAAGGCAGGGCGTAAGTTTGGTCCTAGACAAGCACAAAGTATTGGTGGAGTTTCACCATCAAATAATTATAATAAATATAATCCTAGAGAAGGAGCGGATATAGAGTCTTTTCAGGTTAACAGATTAATTGATTTTAGTGGCACTCCAACTAGTACATTCCCATCTTTCTGTGGTCACGCTACAGGTGGAGCAAATGGATATCCAGTGATATGTTTTGCATTCGATTATAGCGTCATAGAGCCGTCTCCTAATTTAATTGTAGATTTTAATATACAAGCAGATTTTGCGGTTAGAAAATCAAGACCAGGAGATGCATTCGATGATTTTGATTTAGGAGATAGAGCTGAAGATACAGCTATTCAAAGCATAAGTATACAAAAGACTATAAATACAGCTAGTAGTGGACAACAGTATTCAAATAACTTATCTGGATTGAATGAGCAAATGAAATTTGTTGCTGAACAAATGGGCGTTTTGTTTCAACAATATAGCTCAGCAAGCTCTAAACCAGAAGGATTACTAGGATGGTTAATTGGTCCATATGTAGATTATGATAGAAAAGTTATAATACTACCTGTTATAGCAAAAAATAAAAATTCATTTAGTTCTGATTTTATTTTACCTAGACATTACAGAATTATAAGCTCTCAGAAGTGGAATCATGAAGATGCAGCTGATGCATCTATTTCAAAATTAGCTGGTATATCTTTAAATTTTAATATGCCTTCAAACAACTCAGACCCTTTAGTTTCTGCTGCAAATCAACAAAATGTTTGTACTATGAATACAGTTGGTATAGCTGGAGCCATACAGGATGGTAATGGTAGCTTTAAGTCTGGTGCTTTTCATGATTTTGGACTAATATATTATGATGAATATGGAAGAAACTCTACTGTAGCAATAGATAACGAAAACGGAAGCTCTAAATGTTATGTTAAGTTTTTTAGCGAAAGAAATGCAGCTGATTCTCCTATACTTGAAGGACAAAATAATATATTGGGTAAAGCTAAAATAGACTGGGAAATATCTCATCAACCTCCAGTATGGGCTAAATATTATAGCTGGGCTTACTCTAAGAATACTTCTGTAGATGAGTTTATACAATTTATTTGTCCAGAAGCTAAAGTTCTTAACGAACCAGAGGATGGTGAGGCAAGAGTATTTTTATCATTAGCATCATTAAAAGGTAATGGATACTCATATAGAGAGCAATCAAATCCTCTTATAGATTATAGTTATGTTGAGGGTGATAGAATTAGATTTATAGCATCTCCTTATAATTACGGGGTAAATACTCCTTTTCTAGGAACATATATAGATTTAAAAATTACTGGTTTTAAATTTATAAATACTGCTGATGAGGATTTTTATCAACAAGCATCTATAGAGGGCACTGAAGCTAATGTAAATTCACAGTTTGCAGAAACAAATGCTGAAATAGGTATAGAAGATGGGTACTACATAACTGTAGATGACCCTCAATTTACAGAATCAGCAAGTTTTGAGTTTGTTAGAGATAATGCCCCAACTTTAAACTTTTATGCTGGAGGCACATTTGAAATATATAGACCTTTAAAAGAAGCGGAAGAGGAGTCTAATAGAGTATATTATGAATTTGGTTTTAAACACACAATAGCTAATCCACACACTAGAGAAAGAGCTCATGTAGGTATGACTGCAACTCAACAAGTTGATTCTAGTGGAAATACTACTACTACAGCTAAAGGATTTTTTAATCAAGGAGATGTTTTCTTTAAACAAAGAATTATGAGAGACAATGTTTCCTCTGGTGAAGGACAAGCTTTTATAAGCAGATTTGTTGAAGATTATTATTTAAATGATTTTTACCCTACTAATCACATAAACATAGGAAGACCTAATCTTTTTGTTCCTTTAGCAAAAGAAGAGTTAAAAAAGTCTAGTGTAACTTATTCTGAGCCTTTTCAGCCAGATGTTAACTACAACGGATTAAGTTCTTTTGAACTATTTAGTTATGAGGATTTTAACAGAGATGACGGTTCTATACAAAAGATTCACTCTAGAGATACAGATTTAGTTGTAATACAAGAAGATAGGACATATAAAGCTTCTATAAATAAAGACATTATAACAAATGCTGATGGAACAGCTAACGTAGGTTTATCTTCAAAGGTTATTGGAGTTCCTATAGCATTAGGTGCTTATTTCGGAATAAGTAAAAATCCCGAATCGTTTGCTTACAATGGTAACACTCTGTACTGGGTTGATATAAAAAAGGGAGCTGTTATTAGATTAAAGGGAGACACTTTGCAACCTATATCAAGACTAAATATGGTGCAATACTTTTATGATAAGTCTGAATTATATAGAGAATCAGACCCTATGTTTGGATTTACAGATAATGTTGCTTATTGGTATGAGGAAGGATTAATTGAGTTTGCCACAACTAAAGGTAATAAACACACTGAAAACGAATCGTTTGGAATAGATTTAAAAGTTAGTGAAAAGATTTTTGAGCAGTTTAATACAAAGCACTATGCTTTTAGAATACTTGGAGCTTACAATCCAAAACATGATGAGTATGTTATTACATTCCCAGAAATACCAGGAAATAACGCTAATGCTCTTGACCAAAATACTAACAAGTGGTCTAACTTAGCCACAGCTCCTGATGCTATATCGTACAACTACTCAACAAGCGTAGAGCCAGAAACTGTTGTTTGGTCTGAAAGAAATGAAAGATGGGTTAGTTTTGCTTCTTATATTCCAGAAATGTACGGTAAAATTAACAAAAGATTTTTCTCTTTTGTGAAGGGTAAGCTTTTTTTACATGACTCAAGTACAAATCACAACACTTTTTATGGAGTAACCTATAACTCTAAGATAAAGTTTCCTTTTAATACTTTACCTAATAAAGTAAAAACATATCATGCTTTAGCAATAGATGGTACATTTGCTTTAGAGTGTAATTCTAGCGGAACAGAAGAATCTACTAAAACAGGTTATGACGTAGTAATAGACACAAACCTATCCTCAACAACAATAGATAGAGAGGTGTTTGACAGAAAAGAAGGATTGTTGTATGCTCAGATACCTTTTGCTTCAGGAAACATAGATGGAGAGCCAGGAGGTTCAGAATACTTTGGATTAGGAAATATAACGACATCTAGCTCATCTACTACAGTCAACGTATTAGTAGGCTCAGTTAATCCAGCAGTTAGTGTAGGAGATGTAATTTATTATGATAATAGCGGAACAAATACCTCTTTAGGTACTGTATCTACCATAGGCACAAATACCATAACACTTACATCTAATGCTACTGCATCTATAACTAATACCTTTGCATATGTTATTAAAAATACATTAACAGAAGGAGATAGAATAAAAGGTAGCTTTATGAATGTTGAAGCTTCTAAAAGAACTAAAAAGCCGATTGAGATATACAGTATAAAAACAGCTATATCTAAAAGCGAGCTTAGTGACGAATAATTTATTATATTTGTAAAAATTTATACACATGCCACAAGGAAAAGTAACATACGGAAAAAAAGTAGGAAGACCTAAAAAAAGAACATACAAACCTAAATTTAAAAAGTTTAGTGCAGGAGATATAGTTGCTAACACAATGGCAGGTTTTCAGGCTAAAAAAATGCAAAAAGAGTTTGAACAACAGGCTTCAGAGGCTGAAAAAAATATAGATGCTTTTGATAAAAGTAAACTTGAATTAAAAGGCTCGTCTACACTACAAGAAATGGTTGACCAGCCAATATCTCAATCTTTAGTAGAAGGTAAGCAAGATGCTCGAAAGACTACTGAGGCTACAGCTTTGAATGTAGCTAAACAAGGAGGAGCTAAATCATCAATAGCTGGACTTCAGCGTATATTAGAGTCTGGACAACAGGGAGACTTAGCTCAGATGCAGGAACAGCAAAAAGCCTCGACTACTGCTCAAACATTAAAAGCTACTGAAGAGGGAAAACAAAATGTTCAAAAACAAGCTTTAGCTGCCGAACAGTTAAAAGGCATGCAAGAATCTTTAGCTGAAAGCAAAGAGGGAGCGTTAGCTGCAAGATTAGCTAAAAACGAAGCGTTTAGTTCAGCTGCTGGTGATTTTGTTGATACCGCAGGAGAGGCTGCTGGCGTGGGAGAACAAGGAATGATAACTCCTAAAAAAGGTAAGCCTCAAGTTAGTGATGGTGAGTTTAGTCACAAGAAAAATCCTATAGATATCACTATAGCTATGGGAGATGAAGATAAATCAAACATGATTCAAAATGGCGAAAAGGTTGGGGAGCTAACTGGTGGAGAAGCTATATTCAATCCTGAAGATACTCAAAAAATGCAAGAATTAGTTGACGCTAAAGACGCTGATGGTCTTTTAGAGCATATGGATATGTTATTTAAAAGATTTGAAAAACAAGACCTAGAGCACATGAATAATGAGGCTGATAAGCAAAAAGCTGAAAAGGGTATGAAAAACAAAAAAGGAGGTCTTGGAATGCAGAGTGTTATATATGGGTTGGATAATAATCCAGGAATTACAGCAGCTGACCCTAAAGCAAAATTTATTGCAAAAAACAAAGCTATGGCAGGCACTAAAGTTAGTGTTAAAGGTTCGTACAGACCTCAATTTAAATTTAATAGATAATGTCGGCAAAGTACATTTTTTATAAGAAAGCAAAGACTCCTACTGTTAAGGAATTAACAGCAGGTATACAGAGAAACAAAAAACTTTCTACTGATTTAAATAACTCTAGAAAGAATGCAAAGACTCCAAAACCTCCTACTGTAAAACTTAGTAAGATAGCTGAAGAGTTTGACAAACCTTACATGTTAGTTAGAGAAAAGCTTTTAAGAAAATTAAATGAGTACGAGCTTGCGAATGCTGGTAATATTGATGACCCTACGGTAAATGCCAGAATAGAAACTATGAAAAGGCAAATAAAAGACTTTGCTAAATTTACTACAGGTGAAGCTGAAGCTTATAGCTTTTTAGTAGAAGCATCTAAAAATCCATTAGATGAAGACGGTAATCCTAAGTATGATGTTTCTTCTTTAAAAAGAATGCCTAAAAGATTAACAAAGGATGATGTTACAAAAGCTATTTCTAACGCAGGCGAAGGTGGAGATATAAGTTATCTTTTTGGAGATGCTTCACCATTAAAGTTTGAAGACGGCTCATATGTATATGATGACGATGGTTTTCTTATTGATGAAGATGCAAACAAAATTGAAGGTTTTAATCAAGACGGTAGTCAAATGACTACAGATGAGTTTGTTTTTGAAAATAGAAGAAAATACTCTAACTATTTAAATCCTGAGCTATTTGATTTCGGAGAAAGAGGTATAGAGATGGGAGGAGTTAGCTATGAAGATGTTCCTGAATTAAATTTTTCTGAGAATGAAGTTATGAAGGCTCCTGCTTCTGTAGATTTTATTGGAAATCTAACTAGTGCTGTAAAAGTTCAGAGTGGTGGATATAATATAGATGATGGTAAGTTAAATTTAGAAGGAGAGAAATCTGCTAGAAATCAGATTAGAAATTTAATAACTAAAAAACCAAACGGTGTTTATCCAGACAATAATGCTTCTCAAGCTTTATTAGAAATAGCTGCTCAATATTTAGATGAAATTCAAGGTGTAGGAGACCCTGCTGAAGAGGAGATTGAATTAATCTTAAATAGTCCTGATGAGGTTGGTGTTGGCGGTCAATCTTTTAATGATTACGCTGAAAACGCATTGTTTGCTAGATGGAAAGAAGGTAAAGGATATAAACCTTCTAGGGGGATGAATATCAATGTTGGACTTGGAGATAGGCCAACTGATTTCTTTGCTGGCACAACTATAAATCCAGATATTAGAGAGTCTAAAAACTTTACTATAGTTGATGAAGAAGGAGCAGCTCAATCCATAACAACTCCTATATATGCTGAGTCAATTTTAAATAAAACAAAAAAATTATCAGGATTTGTAATGAAACAAGGAGTTATATTCCCTCAAGCTATAGCTGGTTTAGAGCAAATACAAGACCAAACATTTAATATTTTAACAGATAATGTTAGAATACAAGCTATAGATATTAGCACTGGTCAGATTGCTAGTAAAGACCAAATAGAGCAAGGTGACCCTAACGTAGAATTTAGACCTTATGTTCTTGCTAAAGCTACTATTAATACTCCTATGTCAATGGAGCAATTTTTAAAGAAAAGAAATGATTTACCTGAAGAACAGGAAGATGCTTTCAGTGAACTTAGAGATATATTGACTAAATCAGATAAAACAACTAATATATTAATTCCATTAAAACAAATGTTTACACCAAAGGAGTTAGTACAGTTTAAGATACTACAGGATGAGGCTGATAGATTAAACTCAGAATATAAGGGTGCTATGAATAAAAGTCAGCAAGGAAACAATCAGCAAAGAAAAGAAGACTTAAGGAATACATATGATATTTTAAAATAAAAAAAACAAATGAACGAAGAAGATTTAATATTAGAAGAATCTGACAAAGTAAGACTCATGGAGCTTCTTATAAGGATGCAAGACGATGGCCGAACTAAAGAAGATTTAGACTTGGCTGTCCAAATGTTCACTGAGAAGTATGCTAAAAAAAAAAGTTTGGATACGGAAAGTATTACATCAGATTCGGAAGATGGTGTATCGGAGCCAAACAATTTTGAATTTGACCCAGCTACAAAAACATTTACTTTAAACGGTGAGGTAGTTAATATTACTCAGGTTCCTGACGAAAAAAAAGAGGAGCTAATACCGTTAAGCAAACAAGTGCTTATACCTGAAGAAGCCCCAGTAACTCAATATCCTGTTGGTTTTGGTACAGATGGAAATCAACTATCTACTATACCATTTGGAGAGAATGAGTCTGATGTATTTGTTGATAGTGAAGGGCTAGAGCTGTATAATCAACTTGTTTCTAGACAAAAAGAGTTAGCTGAATTAAGTAATCAAAGACAAAAATTAAGCACAGGAGGTGGCTTCAGCTCTCCTACAACTGGAATTACTAGTTCACGTTTTGTACCTGTAAACCTAAGAGGTAAAGCAAATGAGCTAGATAAAAAAATAGAGCCACTTCAAAGCCAGATTGACGAGATAAACAATAATTTATCTAACAACATAGAGGCTAATAAAATAATACAACAAAAGTATAATTATGATATATTAAAATCAAACGAACCAGGATTTGATTATAAGCTAATATATAGCATGCCAGCTGAAACTTATTTTAATGAACCAGCTGATGAAGTTTATGGTAGAGGATTAAATGAGCAGGAGTTAAATCAATTTAAAAACGAGCTCATGTTTGAGCGTTCTAATGATAACTTTGGTATAGTACCGAACATACTAAGAAATGCTTCTAACGATGACAATACAGAAACATTAACTCAAAAAATCATATCATCTGTAAATAATGACTTAGAGTCTAACATGAGAAAGTATCTGAGTGATGATGAGCTTGCTTTAGCTAAATTAAGAACAAAAGCTTTTGAGTTAGAAAGACAGCTAGAAACAGCACTATCTACAGATAAAGCTAGATTAATAACAGAGCTATCGGATACAAAAAGAGCTATACAAGCATCTACAACAACTAAAGAGTTTTTTAATTTAGATGGTAGCAGAAGAGACGCTCCTGTATCTGAAGGAGAATCAGAAGTACAAGAGTTTAATGAACAGATAGATGTTAACTATCAGCTGTTTGACCAAACAGAAAGAGGTCAGTTTTTAACTATATACGAAAGACTTTCTTCAGTACAAAAACAACTAGAGGCAGACTTTGAAAATCTTACATATAGAAATAATAATGGTGAATATGTTAGTATTAAGGATGCTATAAATATAGCTGATTCTATTAATCCTTCTTTAGGAGCAGCTAGAGGAATTTCTCTTTTGTTTAGTCCTGCTAGAGACGCTATATTCGATGCATTAGGATTATTTCCTGAAGAAATTGAAAATGCTAAAAGAGTAATTGAATCTTATAAGGATAGATATAAAGATAACGAGGCTAAGCTAATAGCCATGACTAGACTTATAGGAGCTAACACAGACCCAGGCTCCATAGATAAGGGTGGATTTGCTAACATAAAATTATTTGGAGAATCTTTAGGTGAGGGCTTTGGAGGTATATTTATAGATGATTTTAATATACAAACTGACGCTGATTTTAT